AATATACTCTATACCTGAATTAGATTTAAATGTTACTGGAACACTAACTTTATTTTTTTCATTTGTATATAAATAAAAATCAGTACTTAATTCTTCACTTTTATTTTTTAATTCTGAAATTATATTTGCTACGGAAGAATTATATTGTGGTGTGTAATTATATGAAGACTTAATACTAACATTATTAAATATTCTCCCTACATTAGAAGAACCCGTTAATACGTCTTCACTATTGATTAAACTTTTATTATTAATAAATACAGATTTATAATTAAGACTATCTGTTTTTCTTAGTCCTAAATTAATATGACCGTATAATAGCTCATCATAACCATAAAAATTAATGATGTCTTCATACATTGCTACTTTTATATCATCGTTTAACCATTGGTATATCAAACTTCCATTATTAGTAGCACCACCATCGTAGGTTACATATAACTTAACTCCAGCGGGTTTAAATTCATTTATAATATCTATAATCTCTAAAGGGAAGTAATTACCTATAGTGACATTAATAACTGCAAATCTATAGTAATAACCCATTAACTTATCGTTACCATTTAATTCAGATTTATTAGTATAAAAAATGTTTTTAAATGGTTCATAGATACTAATATTAAGGTCATCTCTATCTAAGTAATACTTAATACCTTCAATAATAGCATTATTCGTACCTCTTTTTAAAAGTAAGTATTTAATGATTCTTTGTCTATATTTATCATCTTCCTCATCTACTTTACGATATACACCAAACCAATCTCCAAATTTATCTAAATACGTTCCTGTAGCACTTTTTAAAGAAGATTGTAATTTACTCTCAATCGTGTCTCTCTCTACCGTATTTAACTCTTCATTTAAAGTGTTTAGTAGTATATAGTTTATATCTTCATTAAGATTTTTATCTTTTTTTCTTCTTAATAATGGGTGTAAGTTTTTCAAAAAGCTACTCAAATTTTTTACCTCCTTTCTATACTAATGTTACATTTATCTTACCAGCTCGAATAATCTCTTCTGGTTGTGTTTCGATATTACCCATAATACTATTAAATTGAATATCATATATTAAAGAATCATCTATATTCATAATTACTTGAGTTAAATCAGCCAATATTAAATCATCCGATACATTAAAGTCATTTAAGTAACTTCTAATAACACTTTCGATATGTCTTTGTAATGTTTCACCTATTCTAGCTTTATTTGTTATAACTACTCTAACATCAACATCTACATCTGTTTTTACAGTCGGTCTAACTCGTAACATAATTCCGCTAGGTCTATAATCTTCCAAAGCTTCTTCAATATCACTTATTAAATTATTAGGTAATGTACCATTATTATCATGAGCATAAACTGTTACTAATCCTACTTGTTCGTATACATAAACACCTTTAACGTCAGGTACTTTCATAGCTCCGTATCTAATTGATTTATTAGTAGCTCTACCTCTACTCTCAACAAACATATGGAATCTTCTTTTTAATTCTTCTTGACTTTCCTCATCTCTACCTGTAGAGAAAGATAAATCATTATTAACTGATTTAATCAAAGTTGAAGAAGATGTCATAACATTAATCGTGTCTTCTGGAACGTTTCCTATAATTCCAGCCTCTTTAGCATATACTTCTACTTTAGCTTCTGTTGAACCTTCTGTTACATAGTAATCGACTAAAGTTTCAAATTGTTGTGTATATTGCTGTCGTGTAGAAGTAAAAGTAGTTCCTCTGGGAATATACATAGTTTCTTCTAATGGATTATAAAATCTAATAGTCACATCACCATATGCTCTTCTTTCACGTCTTTTTGTGAAATCAAAAGCTTCTACTATCCCTTCTTCTATACCCCACTCAATATTTTCTTTTGTTAATATATAATATTGTTCTAATTCAAGAGCGATAGCCTCTAACAATGAACGTACTGCTGAACCTGGAGTAAAATCTGATACTTTACTTGTTGCAATCATTGTCTTATCTATCATTCTAGATAATATATCTGTTAGCTTTCTTGTTTTCATTTATATACCTCTCCTATTCAAACCTTGCAAATATACCTGTCTCATCAGATTGTAATACAAATGTTATTGATTCCTCTACAGATTCAATCTCTACAGAAAACTTACCCCAAAAGTATTTACCTTTCAAAGTCCAATCTATAGTATTAACATTTTTAACCCTACTATCTGATAATAAGGTTCTTATTATTTCTAATTCAATAAGTACTGCTGTTTCTGGTATATTTCTATCAAATAATTCATGTATATCTGAACCATAGTTTGGATGTAAAATTAAAGAACCTTTAGGTGTAAGTAATCTTGTTTGCAATTGCTGTTTAATATTGTCTATACCTACAACTGTACTTAAATCACCTTTGTTATTTTCTGTAAAATTAAGTATCTCATCACTTGTACCATGTTTATTAAAGAAATCTTCATTAGAAGTTACATTTAAGTCACTACCTAAAGCCATCTCTACTAAAATATCTTTATCTTTTTTGTTTATCTCTTTTAGTGTAGCATTAGTTAAGTAAGAGTATTCAGGTATAATAATATAATCTCCTGTAGTTACTAAATGCTCAGGATTATCTTTTTTTAAAATGTGGTCGTCTACAATATAAGGATACTTTAAATTATTATGTTCAATTAAATCTATCCAATACTCTGGACTTCCATAGTACCTTTGTGATATTGCTTGCATAGTATCATTATACCTAACTTCATGTTTTTTAAATCTCATTAATATCCACGCTCCTTCTTAATTAAAGGTAGCTGTAACTCTATATACCCAAAGCAAATATCTAATTCTCTTAAATCTGTTACAATACTACTATATTCTTCATAGTCACTTAAATAATCTGCTACATAATTTAAATTTTCTCTAGCTATCTTAACATCTCTTTCTGTTAAATATACTATAGAATCTATATTCTCAACAAAACAATTAACAATAGCATAAGATTCCATAATTATAGTTTGTAAAATAAAATAAATTCTTGGTGCTTGTACTTCTAGCATCGTTTTATCTACCTTATTTACAATAGAATTTTTATTTAAATCTTTTTCTGCTGTTTTAATATTATTATGCTGAATATCATTTAAAACTCTTTGTGCTAGTTCACTTAATTGTATATTAGGTGTATAATATCTTGAGACAAATCCTATATTCTCGTCTAACAAATTGTATTGTATATTTGTACTGTTTAAATTTATATTATTTAAAAATCTTAATAAACTAGCTGTCTGATAGATTTCATGTCTCATTAAGCATCTACACCACCATTTCCATAACCTATAATCATAGCCATATTACTCACATTTCCTTTTAATCCATTTGTTGAATTTCTAGGATTATATATTCTGTTACCATTTGCTGTAGGTGAATATGTTTTAGGTTTAGTATCTGTTTGAGTTTGAGGTAATCTTTTAGTAGAGTCATTGTTGTCTTTAGTGTTGTTGTTAATATCTCTAGATTTTTTAGCTGGTGGGTATAAGTTGTTTAATTTATCTTGTAAACTCTTTTCAGAACTTATAGATTTATTCCCTAACTCAGGGTCGGCAATGGAATTTCTATCTGGCTCAAAAGCGTCTCCTAACACCATTAAAGTAATATCATATCTAAATAATAAAGGTTCATCTTTAGAACGAGTAATTTTTAATCCCTGTGGTGCTAAGTGTACTTTATAATATCTACCATCTGTCATATTATAAAAGAACATAGTATTACTTTGCTGATTACCATCTCCAGCACCTTTTGCATATTTAGTTATAATATGTTCTAATTCTTCTATTTTATCTTTACCGTTTCTTTTTACACCATTTTCCATTATTGGTTTAAATCCTGTAGTACCTGAAAAATTAATAACCTCTATATCTTTACCATAATCTTCTATAATAATATCAGATTTAGTTTTTATTACACTCGTACGTTGAGGCATTTCAATAGAATAATTTTCAGGGTTAACTTTAAATCTATACCAACCTTTATCTCCTTCTGAAGGTAAATGTAAAACAACTCTTTTTAAATCATTTTTACCGTCTGCTTGTGGCATATTTATTCACTTCCTTCTATATATTTACTATTATACCACATATGTATCTTTTCTGCAATATCTTTATCAATTTTAATATAGCATCATAATAAAAAAGACGGTATAAAACCGCCTTATAAATTAACTTTATATTTTGTTGTAACATTATTACTATCGTATTTAATACTTTCTTGAACTGTATCATGTATAGCTTTTGCCATGTTCTTTATTATGTCAGTCCAGTTATCTTTATTTTCCCTTTTGAATCTTCTACTATCTCCATTTTTAAAAAATGATTGTCTTAAAGCTGTTGTTAACTCTAGTTGAACACCTTTAGATTTACGTGTTCTATTTGTAATATTATCATCATTCTCACCTATAATATTAGGTGGGGATATTTGTACTTTAATACCTATATCCTCTAAAGCAGACCATATAGCATTTCTCAACTTAACATCATTACCACCCATATAACAAATAGGTTCTTCTCCTGATGCTCCATGTATAGAAACTGCATAATCTGTTTCTTTTATAAGTTCTATTAATTGAGGTGCATCATAATGAGTGGATGTAACATGCAAGCTAGAATTATTACTACTTTTTAATCCTTTGAACTCATAGATATTATAATTTCCTAGTTCTCTTATTGCCTCTACTAATTCAGTAGACCCTACTTCAATACCTCCACCATGTATACTTGTTAAGAGTACCTTACTATCATTGTCTTCAGTAATAACCTCGTAATCAGTACCTTCTACTTCATTTTTAAATAACTCTGTCATAGAACTATATTTATCAGCCATTGTGTTCCCTTCAACCTCCTTTAAATGTATCTATCTTTAATATACTTATCATACACATATATTTCTTTTACTGCACCATCAAATTCAGTATTCAACTTTATTTCTTTTGTATCAGGCATTTTATACCCTCCAAAGTCTAAGAATCCAGAATTACTATTGTTAACAAATAAAGTTACAGTGTTACTATTATTAGACCATTTTAACACAATATCATAACTTTTCCAAGACGCTGGATTCCAACTTGTATTATATGTAAATGTTTTACCATTTACATCTACATAAAAGTTAAAATCTTCATCTATACCAAATTTTAATGTAGACATCTCTAACAACACTTGTTTAGACATTCTTCTATTTGAAGATTCAAAAGTAAAATAACAGGTAGCTTCGGTATTAATATATTTATCTAATTTAATAGTAGCTGTTTCAGATTTTGTATTTCTAATAAGTAACCCGTTTAAATCATATATAGGCTCATCTACTCCATAGTCTCTACCTTTGTATGATTCCGTTGAGTTTCTTTTAAATTCTATACCAACGTCTTTACTTATAAGTTTATCATTTTCTATGAAACCTAGCAATTCATTAATGCTACCTTCGTAACCTAAGGAGTTAAAAAAGGATATAGCATTTGATGAATTATTGCTACCTTTTTCTAAAGTGTATATTCTATCCTCTAAACTAGGTATTTTCTTATCATTTAAACTTCTCGATAATTTATCAATATAATCTACAGTACTATTTATTGTAGTATAATTATTCTCTAAGTTATTAATACGCTCCTCATGACTAGCCTCTTTTGAGCTACCTGTGTTAAATGATTTACTCTCTATTGTATTAAGTCTTTCATATATATCAGGTAAATCATTTGTCTCATAAGAATTTATTTTATTCTTTATAGCAGTAACATCATTTTTTAAAGGTTCAAATTCTTGGTTATACGAATTAATAACTTTTGAAGCATCTTCATAAAATTCTTTATATGTTTTATCTCTGAAATCTTGGAATTGACTTATAATACCCTCTGCTCTTGAACTTACTTCACTTATTCTACTATTCATAAGTTTAACATCATCTGTAGCTTTTTTAGATACTTCTATCGCATTTTTAGTATCCTTTATAAGTTCTTCTATATTTTCTTTGCCTACTGTAGATAGCATGTAATCTATATCCGATATTTGACTTTTTATATTCTCTAGTTCCTCTGCTGAATTTTGTATACTATCATCTAAAGCATCTGAAATAGGTCTTTCATTTACTAGAATACCTTTATCTGTAAATTCAAATTTGTTATTATCATTTTTTATATAAAATGAATTAGTTTCAGAATCAATACCATACTCTACCCAAACTTGACCTTCATCAAGTAGTAAAGAATCTCCTTCATGTTTTACTCTATAATTATTATTAGAAATCTCTTGAGTTGTTCTCTTTTGTTTTTCAGTATCCATATTAGATACCCGATAAGTACCATCTTCACCAATAAATATTGTAGTAATGTGATTATCTTCTCCTATATCTCCTTGATGTTTAAATAACATTTTAGGTGCTCTTTGATTTCGTGGTTCTACTAAGTCTCCTCTTCTATCATGTGATGGATATAAATCACCATAACTGGTTCCTGTGTAGAAGTCTGTTGCTTGTTCTTGCTCATCTTCATTAGAGTTTATTGTAAAGAAAGATTTACCGTTAAATGTTTTTATTACAGTACCTTCACCATCTATAAAATCATATGTTAATGATGGATATAATTTATACATAGCACTACCATATCTAAAAATATCCTCATTAGAAAAATCTCCACTATCTATAGGTGTGGGTGTTATGAGTTTATTGACATCTGAATCACCATATACATTTAGTACTATAGGTCTACTACCTTCTCCATTAATAAATCCTACAAGAGCTGTAGAACCTGGAGTAATGAGTGGTACTTCACCAAAATAAACCCCTTCAGGTGTTTTACCGATAAAACTTTTTGGTATAGGTGCTGAATATTTACCATCTGAACCTTTAACTTGACCTGCATACGTATTTTTAGTTTGAAATTCCACTGTTTGATATTTATAATTTACTTTAGTTATTTTAGCTAAGTATAAATTATTTATATTAAAATCATCAGCATCTACTTGCTTAACATTACTTCCTAATGACGATTGTAATCGTACTACCACTACTACTCACCTTCTTCTGTATCTTCTTCTAAGTAATCTTTTATTTTTACTCTTAACACTCTACCATTAAATTTATCCCAATAATCATCAAGTGAAAAAATTTTAGGATGTGTGTCATCTTTAGGAAACTCTCCTAAAATTGAAAAGAATTGATTGTCTCCTAAGTATAAACCTATAAAAGAATCATTTTTATTGAAGGATAATATATCTCCTTGTCTAAATTCTTCCTTCATAGTTTCATATTTGTATCCTTTATTAAATATTGTATCAAATGTTGTAGAAGAAAGCAAGTAATCTAATCCAAATCTATAATTAACATCTACTCCATTTGTATATAAAATCCAATATATTAAATTAAAGGAATCTACATAATAATTATCATCTAAAAATAAAGGATTGTTAGAAGTTTTACCTTTAAACATATAATTAATATTATCAAAATTATCTATATTATCTTGAATCATTTTAACAGCATTATCTATAGGTTCTGTATTAATTACAGATATGCCTTCATCATAACTACTTTTTTGAACTTCGTAATCTTCAGTTAAATCATCAACATACCACTCTTCATATTTTTCACTATAGATTAATTTAACTACTATAAAATATTTTATTAAAGAATTATAATATTCCACATCTCTATGAACATAATGTGATACTAAGAAATTAGCTTTTACAGTCGCTTCATCCCCTATAATATCCTCTTCTCCAACATTCACTTTAGAAACAACCATACCTGATATAACACCAGGATATGGTCGTGCTCTACCTCTATCTATAGCAAATTCATGTGTACAAAAATCAAATAGTTTTTGATTCTTATAAGATATAATATCATTAGTTACTTGATAAAAATTATATACATTATCTATTAAATTTGTTACTTTAATATTAATTTCTTGTATCATAACTCATCTCTTTTCTAATATATAAAGTGATAATTTCCCTTAGGTAAACTACTTACTTTAAGCGTTCTCTCACCATAAGTATGGTAAGCTGAATAATTATATTCAGATATATGGATTGTTTTACCATCTTTAGAGACACCTTCTACAAAAGCAACATGACCTGTTCCGTGGTCTCCACTTTTGTAAGCTTCCCAGTTAAGAATAGCACCACGTTTAGGTGTTGTTCCTACACCTATACCCTGTGCTCTGGCGGCGTTGTCGTAATTATGAGCATCACCCCACGCTCCACAGGAAAGCCCAAACTGTTTACGTCTATTATATACATACCAAGTACATTCACCTACTAAACCACCTACTTGTGGATTTCCTGGGTAAGTTTTCTTATCCCACTTAGGTAAATCACCTTTGTACTTTTCTAATTTTTTAAGAGATTCTCCTCCACTAGCGTCTCCTCCTTCATCATCTCCGCCACCATCTTTACCTTTATTTTTTTCAGCTATGGCTTCTGATTTCATGTCTGCTAGTGATTTCTCTCCTAATAAACCTCCGATAAAGTCTGATGATTGACCCCAAGGAGGTGCAAATCTAACAGGACTTCCGTCTGGTACTTCAGCTTCTTTAAGTCCTCTAGTTACTCCTATAGTTGTATAGTATCCTTGTTTGTAATCAAATTTATGTTCTACTGATTCAATATAGAATTCCCAAACATCATTACGTTGTTCATCTTTAACAAACAATCGTTTTCCTAAATCATATTTATGGTGTCCTAGAACAATTATATCTCCTGAATAGAAGTTAGGATTATTGTAATACCAATTATAAAGCATTTTACTAAATATCAACATAGGACTGTCTGTAGCATCTGCTCCTACATCTGCACTAGCATTACTAATCTCCTCTAATGCCTTAATATAGTCTTTATATATCTGGTCGTCAGGAGGTGTTCCTTTATATTCCATATATTTTTCTACAAGTTTTTCAGCATCTGCTTTACTACCAAATCTAAAGTTATTTGCTAAATCATCAATAGCTTTTTTCTTATTCTTTTTACCATCTTCTCCTTCAAAAGATTTATTATCAGGGAAGTGTTTTTTAAGTTTATCTTTAAGCTTAGATACAGTTGCTATAGGTCTATTATCTATTTGTTGGTCTGACTCCGCACTTCTACCTGTAACTTCTTTATACTTACTTTCAGAGATACTTCCAGTTTTTGAGAACTCTGCTACTAATTTTTTAGCTTGGTCTTTAGTTAAATCATGATATCTACTAGATAGTATTTTAGCCCAACCTTCTTGTTTTGCATTTACTTCTTGTTGTCCTTGGTTTTTAAGGTCTTTTAATACTTTATCGTAAGTACCTTTTTGAGCTCCAGCATCTCTTTTATCAATAATCTTTTTATAATCTTCTTCACTTAGTTTACCATCTTTTGAGAATTTGTCAACTATTTCTTGTGCATTTTCTTTCGTTAATCCTTTATATTTACTAGCTAACTTTTTAACCCATTTATTTTTTGCTTTTGATACTTTATCTTTACCTTCTTTTTTAAGGTCTTTCATTACTTTATCATAAGATTCTTGTTCATCTCCAGCATCATTGTTATCATCTTCTGTAGATGAGTTCTCTTCAATAGGTATATACATATTTTCTACTTCTAATTTAGAATAACCATATCTATCAACAAGCTCTTTATGATATTGTGGTTTAGAAAATACATCAGCTTCCATTGTTTTAAGCATTTGTGGTGTTGTAACTGTAAAAATAGAATATGTCTCTACATCAGATTTACCTACATCTTCTTCTACAAAGTCTTCAGAACTTACTGTCTCATAATCTAAAGCTTTCCATTGAGATTCATTAAAAGGTGTCTTACGCATAACTAATTGTGTTTTATCAGCGTTTTTATCTTGTCCGTTTCTAAAGAATAATTCATTAAATGGTTTAGCTGTAATCATATCCATCATTTGTTTTAAACTACCATCAAAGTTAGTTAATTGAGTGGTATCTTTAAGATTTTCAAATGCAGTCCAGCTATCTAAACCATCCCAAGAAAAATGGTCGGATATAGTCTTATTATGGTTACCTTTACCATCATCGTACTTATATCTCATAAATGGTATAAAATAATCTAATACCTCTTTCATTATTTGACTAGCATTAGAACCACTAAATTTTATTTTCTCACCATCTACTAACCAACCTGTTGCTGGTAATACAGCTTGAACCTCTTGGATTACACCTAATCCAAATTTAATAAAAGGTTTAGAGAAAGCTTGACCTGTTATTCTATATGTGGTTTGGTCGTTGCTGTAACTTCCTATTTTAGATACTTGAGAAATCATACCTACTAATACTAGTCCTTCTTTATCATCTGCTGGATTAGGATTAATATAAATCTTAACAATATCATTAATCATTAAAGCTTTATCCCAATTTGTATCTCCTGCTAGAGTAATGACAAAAGTAGCACTATCATCTGACATAGCATTTTTAGTTTGGAAACCTAGGACTTTATTTCCTACTTGCTCTCCTGTAACTTCTACAGCATTACTATATCTTAAAGTAAATATATTTTCATCTGTAACGAATTCTAATCTTATATCAGGTCTTCTTATCCTTTTCATTTAAATCTGTCCTTTGTTAAAAAATATGTATAAAAGGTGGTTTATAAACCACCTTATTAAACTCTTCTATATTGATTGGAGAAGATACTTAAATCTGTATTCATAACATTATTAAACTTACTTTCTACAGCTTCTCCTAATTCTTCAGAATTATTTTGATTACCTTGTACATTCACATTAACTCTAACATTATTGTTATTATTCACGTTACTAGACATTGAATTACTATTAGAGCTTCTTGTAGGTAAAGGTGCTGTATTGTTAAGTAAAGCACTTGTCACAGGACTTACAGGTTCTTGTGGTGCTGAGAATCTACCACCTTTACCTCCTTTAGCTCTTCCTCCTGTAGGAGACCAACCACCGTTAGGGTTATAGTCGCTCTTCCAGTTTTTATTATTAAAGAAAGCTAATAATTGGTCGTATCCATTATGAATGTTTCCATGTCCTTTTACTTTATAGTTGTTGAAAGTACTAGGAACATATTGTAAAAGACCTTGTGCCTCATTACCACCGCTGTTAATATCTTTAATTTGTTGTTTGATTTTAGGGTCTCCACCAGATTCTTTTTGAATAAGACTTGCTATTCCGTCTACATCTTTATCTGATATTTTAACACCCATTGCTTTGGCGGCTTTTCTAATATCATCTTTCCATTTATCAGCTGATTTTTTCTTATCTCCACCTGCTGAATCCCCTACGTCAGAGTCATCAGAACTACCTGAATCACTTCCTCCTCCGTCTAAAGATTTAGCATCATTTATTAATTGTTCAGCTCTATCTAATAAACTTTTATAAGTTTTAAGGTTTTTAGTCTCAGAAGCATTATTTTTCTCTCTGAGTTGTTCGGTAGTCATCTTACCTTTTTTCTTTTTATCTCCTAGTATGCCATACGTTAAAGTATATAAGTTTTTAAATATTAGTATTGTAAATTTTTATTCATGTAATTAACTACTTCATTTACAATCATATCACTTGCTTTATCTACATCATAACCTTCTGGAATAGTTAAATTTAAGTCTAAATTCTTACTTCTTGTTGTTGATTCTACTGTTTCTGTCTGTGGAGGTGAAAACCTACCACCTTTACCACCTTTTAAGAATTTATCTGAACTACCCATTATACTAGCAATCATTGTATCCCAGTTTCCTGCTGTTGCATATTCATGTTGTCCTCCATTATGACGCATTTTGTGTAGTGTTTTTTGTCCTCTACTATAGAAATTTTTAGCTATCCACTTAGCTCCACCAACAATACCTAAACCATAATTAAATCCGTTATTAGGATTGTTATCAAACGCACCAATTCCGTACCAGTTACCTTTTTTAGGGTCTCCTCCATGTGATAGGTTGGAAGTACCCCAAGCTGTTTCTACAGCACTATGTGCTACTAAGTAACGAGGGTCTAATCCAGATGCTTTACCTGCTTTCATGTATATTTCCCCTAAACCACGCATTTTAGAATTTTTAGGAGCCATAGCGTCAATCCATTTATTTAACATCTTAGCATTAACGCCCTTAGCTGTTTTACCTAAATCGTGTTTAGTTATATCTGAATTAGTAAAGTTTTTACCATTTAAGTAATCTAGTTCACCTACAGAACCGCCTTCATCATCTCCTCCAGAGTCTGATGATTCTAGGTTAGCTATTACGTTATCAAAGAATTGGCTTAATACAGGTATGTTTTTATTTTGTTCTCGTGCATTTTTCTCTCTTAAAGTTTCAAGTCTAAATCTTTCTTTTAGATTATTTCTCTTCTTACCCTTCTTCTTACCATAGGTTAAAATATATAAAACATTTATAAATTTTATCCTTTTATATAGGTCTTAGAAGGATAGTTATTTTTTTAAAAATATAAAGTTGGAATAAAATTTAAAAACTTATATATTTTAACTTTATTTAGCTATAGAACGCTACTTCTAAGCCCTAGGTCTATTCCTAGTCACTAGCTTTCACTACGTGTGTAGACTATTTGACTTCCCTATTATTATAGGGTGGGTATTTTTCTTCCACCAATAGCTTGTGGTTTTACTCTCCCGTCAGGAGATAGTCGTTGAGGGTCTTCCTTATCTATTAACTTAGGACTTTCCCTGCTAAAGACCGATTACGTATACCTTAGGATTTAACCTTAGCACATCTAACTTATTTTTTCTACTTTCGTAACTTTTCCATTTATCCTTTCGGATTCTGTTTTAGTTAAGTTAGCTTTACGGATTCTTAGCATTTAACACCCGATACTAGCAACTTACGCTACTAGCAAGGCAATTTGTTTGTAACAATCGTTACCTCTAAATCCTGAAATTCCTTTTTTATTTTCTTTATCTCCCTCTTTTTCAAATTCACTTAAACCTTGATGACTTAATTGTGGTGCCATACTAATAAGTGCTGGATTTCTTTTTACTTTATCATCTGAAGGAGAACCCATTCCTCCTTTTCCAGCTCCACCTAAGAATCCTATTTTGGTAGGGTCGTTTGTTGGTATGTTTTTATTTTTACCTTTTTTGCTTCCAAATAATCCATGCCATGCTTTTCCTACAAGACCAAAGTCTTTATAAGATTTAGGTTTAGTCCATCCGATACCTAAAGATTTTTTCAATCCTTTTTTACCGACTTCTGAGCCAGCTTTATCTCCAACTATTCCTCCTATTGTACTTCCAGCAATACCACCTATAGCTGTTCCTAATCCTGGTATTACAGAACCTATAGTAGCACCAATAGCTCCACCTGCGGTAGCTCCTGTAGCTCCACCGATGCTTCCTCCTATAGCTTCTTTGTTACCGCTCTTAAGAGAACTACCTATATCTAATGCTGATATACCTAATCCTAATAATGGAATTCCTTTTCCTAATCCTTTAAGACCTCTAGCTCCTGCTGTTATACCACTTGTTCCGCCTTTGCCTTTAGGTATTTTAGATAAAAGACCTTTTCCTTTAGAGACTATACCTTTTCCTGTTGTCTTGGCATTACTTCCTATTCCTTTCCAGTCAATTCCTCGACCTTTTGAAACAACTCCTCTACCAATGTTTTTAGCATTGTTTCCGAGTCCTTTCCAATCAATTCCTTTAATGCCTTCTCCTGCTCTAGTTGTTCCATCTTTTATTTTCTTACCTAAATCTCCTAAACCTTTTATCTGTCCGCCTCGGCTTGTATCGGTAGGTTTATATTCTCCAACTTGGACAAGTCTTTTACCAAAATCACCAACTCTTCCAAGTCTTCCACCTTTTCTACCTGTTGAGCCTTTGTGGAATGTTCCACCACCATTACCATTAGGTTTTTTAGGGGAGCCTCCACCTCCTATTGGAGTTCCAGAACCATTATCTGTTCTTCCTCTACGACCTCCTGCTCTTCCATTTCTACCTTTTCCTCTGCCTCTTCTTCCTAATAAAGATTCTTCGTTAGCTCTTCTACCTAACATCTCTGAACCTTTCATCATTGCTATAGATTTCATTAAAGAAACAGCAAAAGCCATGGCACTAGCTCCTGCTAAGTAGAAAGGTGCTGGAAGACTCATTAATGCTGTATTAACATTTCTTATTTTTCCAGTCATATCGTAAAGGTTTTCTGCTAATCTATCAGCTTTAGCTTTTCCTTGGTCGTCTTTACCTTCTTGTGATTCTTTATAATCTTTAGAGTTTTTATCTCTTTCTTTAGAACCTTCTTTAGATGTTTTCTTTTTATAGTCTTCTAAAGCTTTCTTAGTTAGCTTACCTTCTTCAGCCATTTTAAATAACTCATCAGACTGTTCTAAGGTAGCATCTACACCCATTTGTTTTAGGCTTTCATTAAAGGCTATCTTTTGTCCTTTTTTAGAGCTTGATACTTGAGTAGCTTGTTGATAAAGGTCTGATACATTTTCAGGGTCGGCAATACCTTTATCCATACGTTTTTGTAAATCATACCTACCTTCTAAACCTTGGTATTGTGAGCCCCAACCCATTGCATTTCTAATATAAGGGTCTTGCATACCATTTCTAATTCCATCATTAAGGCTTGACATGAATTCTGCACCTTGTTGTCCTTGTAATCCTTTAGAACCTGAAGATGCTAACATAGATTGCATAGATGATACATTACTTAAATCATTTTTTGTCATCGTTCTTCCTTGACCGACTGACTCAGCAATTGAAGATAAAGCTTTTAATTGCTCTTCATTTCTTCCAACCATTCCTGATTCTTTTAGTCCGCCTAAGAAAGCACTTTGTATATCTTTAATATCTGCTCCAGAATCAATAGCACCAGTGTGCATTAATGTATTCATAGAGTCTCTATAAGCTTGGTCGTCTGCGATACCCATCGCTTTTCCACCTGTAGCTAGCTCTTTAACTCCACTATTTACATTGTCTTGACCTTTATATCCTACACTTCCCATGTAGTCTGAAGCAAATTTAAGCATATCAGTACTATTATAACCTAGATGATTATCTATTGACATCTCTTCAAAATTATGTCTTACTGATTTATAATCACTTGTACCCATTTGCTGACCTAAGGCTATTTTTTGTGGTCGGTTTGTTTCACTTAAAGACTTACCTTTCATGTACATACCGCCACCAACAGCCATGCCTGCCATTACACCGTGTGAAGCAATGGAAGGTGCACGTTCTCTAAAGATACCTTTAAACGTTCCTCTAGCTGGGTCTATTCTTCGGTCATTCATCTGTTTACTAGCTACATTATCAAAGTAGTTAGATGTAGTATCCATTTGTCGTATTAATTTTTCAATGGAATCAATCTCTTTAGCTCTAGCTTTATTGTTAGCTTCTATTTGTGCTCTTTCTTGTTGATAGGTAGATTTATCAATTTCTTTATTTGTAAATCTCCTATTAAGATTAGACATTGATGTATCGTTTTTATCTCTATTACGTAAATCAGCTAATTGTTTTTTTAAATCAGCTGAATCTCTACGCATAAATTGAGATTTACCGATTGCTGATTTAGTTTGAGTACCAGTATCATAAGACATTCTACCTGATATTTCTGATTTATCTAAATTACGTCTTACTCTATACTCAGAAGCTCTTATCTGTTTCATCTTTTGCTGAGCTGTCATAGCATTATTTAAAGATTCATAATAATCATCTGTAGCTTCACCTAGACGCTTCATGTCTTGTATACGTGTATTAATACCACTATCGGTACCTACAGTTTTAGAAGAAAACTCATCTAGATTTTCAGTCATAGATTCTAAAGTATTATTTAATTTTTCATATGATTTTTGTAAATTTGTATTAGGTGCTTTACCCATTGCTATTTGCTCTTTTTGAGCATCGGATATAGCATCTTTAAAATCATTAATTTCTTTAGTAGCTTTTCTTGTAGAATCTACTACTGTATTCATATCTTTAGAAGATATAAAAGCACTACCATCAGTTTTATCAGCAATATCTTTAATTCTTTTAAATTGAGATGCTATAATTTTTAGTTTATCAGCCATACCGTCAATCGGTTTGTCAAGCTCCATATTTTCTATAGCATCCATATAAGCTTGTATGATTTTTAAACTACTCTCTAACTGAGAGCTATCACCTGATATATTCAATCTATAGTTATCATTCATTGCCATTAAGTAATCACCGCCCTATACTTTAAAAAAAGGTGGTAGTAACATCCTACCACCCTACATATATAAATCATCATCGTCAAACTCATTAAGTGCGTCTTCAATACTTTGTTGTGAGTACTCTTCTTGATTATCACTAGTATTGTTAACTTGTTTGTCAAGCTCTTCAATATTCTTTTGAATTTGTGCCATTTTATTTTTATGAATTTCTCTTGCTTCCTCATCATCTTCTTCAGCTTCTGCACGTTCAGTCATCTTAATACGTTCTGATTCTGAAAGTCTGTCATAGGCTTGTTTTGCTAAGTCTTCAGCATCTAAGAAGTCTGGTACTGGCTCGAATTCTTCTTGTGATTCATCGTACCATGAAGTATCATCGTCTTCAACTGTACTATCGTAACCTTTACTTCGTCTTTCCATTTCTCTAGCATCAAGATTCATGCTTTCAATAATAAATTGTATTTGATATGAATCTAAATTTTTGAAATTAGGGTCTGTAGGCAATACTTTAAATTCACGCATTATAGCCCACATATTCCTAGATAAAGGTCTTTTAACAAGTGCTTGCATACCACCTGAATCAGAGATTTCTTTATCTCTGTTACCTACGAAAGGTACCTAGGAAATCAATCCAATCATCGTAAACTCGTACTAAAGGTATTAAGTTATATATTTTTTCTGGGTCACTTAACTCATCAGGTACTTCTACACCTACGACTTGAATTGTTGCTAACATTTGATACGCTTTGTAAATCTCATCGCTTTGGTATAAATCCATACCTCCTAAGTAATTTGAACGCATAGCGTTAATTGTACCTTGCTCTAATGCATTAGGTACTCTTAATTTAATATTGAAATCTAATTTAATTTCTTTAAAATTATAATATTTCTCAAAAACATCATTTACTCCACGAATAACTCTTGAAACTGTATTGTCTTGTTCTTGTTCTTTCTTTCTCTTTAACTCCTGTAATTCATCAGTGTTATTATTTTGTGTATTATTTTCAGCCATAATAAATTTACCTTCCTTTTTAACGTAAAATAAACCTATACTATTTAATTATTCATAATTAATATAACAGATAGTATAGGTTTTGTATTAATTTTATTATATCACACTTTAATCAAATATCAAAATTACTTTTCCAAGTTTTTTGTATACTCTACAATTTCTTCTAGCCCTTGTTTAATTCCTTCTTTATTATGTAGTAAATAATCATAATATTCTTGTAAAGAATCATAGTACTTATAATCAATAGTAAGTACTTCTTGTCCTTTGATATATTTACGAGTTCTCTTTTCAACCTTTTTAACTGATTCTTTAAAAATATCTAAAATACTATTTACTTTAATTGCATCATATTTACTATTACCTTCTGGGAATGTTCTTAATTCTTTTTCCATTTCAAATCTTACTTGTGTTAATTTCATTTAAATCAATCTCCTTTAATTATTTATAAGTTTATTATATCTTCTCTTTATTAGTTTGTCAACATTTGCATGTAAAAAATTACGATAATACAATATGGTATATTAGTAATAATCCATGCAATAATTAATCCAATAGAAATACCGTAATACTTACTTACGTCTCCTCTATCTTTATTCATTATTGTAACCAATATTAATACTATGTTAGATACAATAATAAGTACATTCATAATAATAAAATAAATTTCTATTAAATCCATATAATCACCTTTTAATAATTTTTAAACTCTCATCGTAATAACTTAAATCTAATGTTTTATGACTATCATGTGTTTTATTATAATACACTGTAATTATCTTACCTGTTTGAATTTCTATTACACAGTATTGATAACATACTTGATTTTCTACTGTGACAATTTCTGGATGTCTAACTAATACTCTTTTATATGTATTTTCACCTAAGACTGTTTCATTATATTCTATAATATTATCTAAATTAAAATTATCTGAATAAATCATACCTTTTAATTTTCCTAAGTTAAGGAATGTTTTAAGTTTATCTTTAGTGTGTTTTGTTAAAATGAACTTATCATTAATCATCAAAGAATACTGTAATAAATTTTTACAATGAAGTAATTCTGATGTTGTCATTTGATTTATATGTTTCTTTCTTTGTCTACTTTTACAAGTTGTTCTTCTTTCTGAATAAAATGTTTTAGTCATTAATAATCATCTCTTTTCTTATGCTTTTTCTTTCTTGAATATTTAGTCTTGTCTTTCTTGATTTGAGTATATGGTTTGATATGCCATGTTGCTCTTGTCTTACTCATCTTACCAATACTTTTTCTATTTGTCAAGATAATCCTTCCTTTCTTTTTGTAATTATAATTTAACCCTTGATGGTTGTCAAGGGTTATTTAAAACTTTGAATGTAATCTATATAACTTATACTACTTAATGTTTCTTCTTGTTCTTTTTTTGTAGCTTCCCTAATAGTATACCCTTTAACAGTTTTATACTTACCTTTAACACAACCTACTACATTAGCTTTAGGTAGACCGTACTCTGAAAATAACATTTGTAAAGGTAACTTTATTACTTCATTACCTTTCTTAGCTACGTATACTTTAATACGTTTATCAGTTATAGTTTTAGCTCTATATGAAAAATCGTCATTTTCATATCTCCATAAGTATCCACAACATGTTTTTCTATTACCTATTACACACGCTCTTATACCACTAGAGCCTAGCCATTCCTGAGCATCTTTTAATGTATCAAACTTTACTTCTTCTAAAGTTTTTATATTTAGACCTATAACTCTTTTAAATCTTTTAATAATACCTCTCCGTCTCATTAACCCTTTAACTTCATTTTTTGTCATATCAAATTCTTCTTGTGTTTCTTTTTCAGAATGAGTTAAATAAAATTCTATTACTTCTTTCTCTTTCTCTGTACCTATATAAAAATCTTTAATCCCTTCTGTATATTCTAATTTAATACCTAAAAAATCTTCTATTTGAAGTAATATATCTTTTTTATTTAAGTTAGGATAATTAATATATAAAACATCTATATTATTTCTTTTACAATATTCATATTTAACCTTATCTAACATCTTAACATACTCTAATGGTTTACTAGACCATGCACCTGTAGTTTCTCTAAAATGTTGCTCTCCTTGATATTCTATTGCATAACACTTATCTTTTAACTCTATATAAAAATCTATCCTTTGAGGTCTTTTTCTACCTGTGTTTATACTTTTTTCACTTACATAATTTATATTATTTTCTGTTAATATAGTTTCTATAATCCTTTCACCATAACTTTTTAATTTGTATCCTGTCATATAAAATTTCTCCTTATTTAATATTAATTTTATGTTACTATTTCATTTGTATTTTGTCAAGTTAAATAGACCAAGAATTTAATCCTGGTCTATTTACTTAAGAATTAAGCTTTATCTGAAGCTGTTAAGTACGAGAACTCAATTTCTTCAGTCCGTTACATTCAATAGAGTTCGTAACACTCTACCAGTTCTCTTATGAACTTCTTATAGTTTCTTATAAGTCTAGACTATATCACAATCCTATTTTTACTATAGGATTTTTACCATTTCGATTTAAAGGATTCTCACCTACTCCATTAACTTGAGCCCTACTCCTGTTGACAGTTTTCATGTCCGTTCCAAGGATAGTCGTTGCACTTTCTCTTTAAATAAAGAGCTTAGCTCATGATTGCCCTCGCCTTTACGTTAGGGTGTTCCATGAATTAGATAAATTATTCAATAAAGATTACTCTTTAAGGTCGCAATTTATTTACGATTTCATTAGTTCTCCATTCTTCATTCAATTTCGTTCGATAATGGTCGCTAGTCATTACCAGTTCTCTTATGAACTTCTATATGTTTCCATATAGTTCAGACTATATCATAATCCATTTAAGGACTCTTTTCTTTTCCACTTAGCAAGGATTTATAGAATAATTACTTCACACCCTGACCGCTTGGTTGTACACTTACTTCCCTTATTATTATTATAAGTAGGTTTCAGTTAGTCGTTTGGCATTTACAGTTTATTATAAACTGATTTAGCACAAGATTACCTTATGTTTTATACACTTAGGCTTCCCTGTTTAGAAAAGTTTTTCGACTAAGATTACTCTTAGAAGCTACAATCTTTTTCATAGTTATTAGCACTACAACCGTGATAACTGATAATCACTTGTTTAGTTAAATTATCAATAACAAGAATGTCGATAATATCTTTCTTAAGAATTTCTTCACCTAGTGAAGCATATCCTAATTTTGCAAAGTTTTCTTTTTTCATACGTAAACGTTCTACTGTTAACGTACCTTCATATTTTAAGTAAACGTGTTCTTGTGGCATGATTGAACCAATTTCATACACACCAGTAGTTCCGTATTCACGTCTACCACTTGCTGATTGTGCTCTTCCTACTGGTTTACCTTTAATATACAACAATACGGTATTACCAGTATGGACTGTTTGTTTAGCTTGTGATGCCATTTAATTCACTCTCCTATATTTTATATAGAGGAGCCATTAGGCTCCTCAGTAGAGCCTAATTAGGCTTGTAATGCTTGTTGTTTATAAACAAGACTTACAGAAATTTTCTTAATACTTCTGATAGGGTAAATAGTTAATGAGATTCTAGCTTCTTTACCTTCGATAATAACTTGTACATCTTCTGGTGGGAAGTCTTGAATTTCATTGTCACGTTTCTTACGTTCTAGGTAAGAGATTACAAAGTCTTTCATAATTGAAGCACTTGTATTAATTGTTCGTGTACCAATGAACTCATCTTCTAATTCTCTCTTCAATTCAGAAACTAAGAAGTCATTAGCTTCCCCTACAGCCATTTCTGACTTAATAGGGTCAGACATGTCATTGTAAGTAGTTACGTCTTCTACAATACGGAAGTTTGTAACAGTTCTATTACGAACAAACTCGATACTAATAATACCATTTTCATTTAATTCATCTAGGTCAGTAGAATCATAAATGTTATCTAAACCATTGACATGCAAGTGTTTAAATGTAATTGATTCTCCGATACCTAAACCTGAAGCTAGACCTGCTACAGCACTTGCTACCATGTAAGCTGGTGCATGCAATTTACGACCATTTTCCATACCTAAAGTAGCACTGTTAGCGATTAGAGATACTCGAGGGTTCATTAATGAAGAAGCTCTTCCATAAAGTTTTTCTTTATGTTCTGCTATTCCTCCACCTACTATAGCTCTCATAGGTTCCCCTGCATCTGAACGTTCTCTAACAAAGTGAGCTACTTCTGCATGTACAGATTCACGAGAAGATAATGGTACGATATAGTATCCACCTAAGTGAGCAAATTTCTCGAATTTATCAGCCCAGCTTGTAGGCTCTTCTCCGTTAGTACCACCTTCAAGTTTAGTTAACTCGAAAGGTTCAATAGTTTTAAATTTTGCACCTTCTTCTGTTGTTGCTGTTACTGTGGCATTGTCTTCTCCAGCATCTACTGTTACATCACTTGAATTAGATACGTCTTCTGGTACTCGTTCAAAATGAATTAAACCATTATATTCAGTTTGTTTTTGTAAGTCACCAAAAATAGCTGTTACATAAGCACCTTTATCTGTAACATCTAAATCTTCTACTGGGTCAAGTAATGTACTTTCAATGTTTTTATCTCCAAAAGGTGATAACTTAGCTTCAAAGTCTGGTAGTTGATTAATATCTGTAATAACTTCGTTAGTGTATTTATATAAACCACCACTTAAGTCATACGATTTAACAACATTATCTCCAACTTTTAATACTAGACTTTCAGCTTTTTGTGTTTCATCATCATGGATTACAGAAACAGTAGCTTTAGGCTCTTCACCAGTATATTTAACTGTAAAGATATTACCAATGTTGTCATAAACTTCATTAAATCTGTCGTTTTCAAAAATCAAACGCAAACGTAATGATTTACTTAAGTTGTTTTTCTCTAGAGCTACTTGAATATTATTAGACGCATTACCGTAAATATCTGATACGATACGTAAACCACCTTTTTCAACAGATGCTGGCTTAGCGTCTTCTACACGCATTGCAAAAATTTGACCTGCTGTGTAGTTAGGATTAGAACCCCAAGCTAATTCAATAGCGTCTAAAAGCTCACCTGAACGGAAAGTACGTTTTGCTTGTGAATAGTTACGTAATTTATAAACTTGGTTAGGTTCCCCGCCTTCAGCTTTACCAATTAACATTAAAGTTTTTTCACTGGCACTTGCTGAACCGCCGATACCTGATGAATCTACTTCAATAGTAGCATGAGGTCTCGTAATAGGTCTACGTGGGAATACTTCTTTATAATCATTTGCCATATTCTAAATTCTCCTATCTTTAAATATCAAATTTCTTACCTGTATACTCTTCCAGGTAAGGTAAAAAATCTTCATCTTTATACTGGTAATGTTTACCATTCATATATGCTTTAAATCCTTCAGCTTGTCCTGGTGTTAAACCGAACATAACTTTAGCAATATCAATAAAAGTATCAATATGAATATAACCATTAAAAGATGATTTGTTATTTTTTTTAGTTGTTTTCCTTGCTTGTGCCATTACTTACAGCCCTCTCTTTAAAGGTTATCTTATTTATTTCTTGTGTTATTGTATAATCTAAATCAGAAGATGAAGTATAACTAATAATTGTAGGTCTTCCAAAAATATAATCACTACCGTTATCAATAATTGGTGCTAAATCACCAAAACTTAACTTCTGTAGTTGAAATGTTTGTTGCTCTTCAATACTATCACGCATAGATATTAATATCATTCTTAATACAGCATCCATACATCTAGCAACATCAACATTATATGATAATCCTACTACTGTAATACTTTCTTCTACATTCATACCTTTTACAATACCTTTAGTATCATCTGTTTTTTCAACGTAAGTAATTATAGCATTATACCCTTCATAATCTTCATTAAAGTTGTAATTAAAGTAGATTTTATTATCTTTAACTTTCATATCATCATCTTTAGCAAATACTACATCATCTACATTAATTACTGAATGAATTGGATTACTTACTGTAAATACTAGCTTATCTCCTTCTCTTTGTGCTACTGAATTCTCAACATAAGTATTATTACTATTTTCAAAATAACTACCTTGAACTCCACCAAGAGCTGTTCCTACTTCTTGCCCTTGTCCTAATTGGATAAGGTAATGAGCTTCATGGTTGGTTTTAAATTCTGGAAAGTTATACCCTATAGTAATTTCATGTTGTGCATTTTTACCACAAAAAGATTCTATAAAGTTATTTCTAGCTTGCTCATCAAAGTCTTTTAAAACTTCATTTATAATATAACAATTGTCTAGCACTGTACGTAATCTAGGCTTAATTTCTTTTAATAAATATGAATCTACTGATGATATAGCCATTAATATACCTCCTTACTATCTTATATTTCTCATTTTCCAGTTCATTAAGTTTTTAACGTTATTTAAAGTAGTTTTAGAAAAATTATCACTATTTACTTTATCTCTGTTTAATACCCAAGCACTAGAAGGTGATTTACTTGATACTGTTCTGAATATAAAGTATGAAGCTTTCTTCTTAGGTTTACGTCTTACCTTAGTCATGTTATTACTAGGTGATTTAGGTTTCATTGACGGGTGAGTTATATTTCTACCTTTACTCACTGCTTGTAAATATGATGTTAAAGAACTAGCTGAACTTTTACCTGAAGGTATTTGTAACTTACGCATATCTTGATAAGTATCCCTGTTCATTCGACTGGTTTTTATACGTATTGGTACAATCAAGTACCAGCCACCATTTTTAGTTCTTCTTTTTTTAGAAGATTTAGCAAAGGCTTTTTTTAAGTCTATTACTCCTTTTTCTTCTAATTTCTTTTCTGTCACTTCTAAATAAGTAGGCATACGTTTGATATAAACATCATCTACTTGCTGTGCGGTTGCTTGTAGTTTATCGAGTATATCAGAACGCATTGAATCTATAGTCTTCCTACTTACCTGCTTACCATTCTTAAATATAGTAGGTTTTTTAGTAGCTTTTACTTTTTTAGCCATTATTTAAATGCTCCATTAAAGAATCCACCTAATGAACTTTGTCCTGATTTTGCTTTAGGGTCTTCAACTTGTAATTCAATATCTTCTTCTAAAGCATCATTAACTACATACGGGTCTGGTAGTACAATAACGTCTTCACGTTTAAGAAGTAATTTTTGAGGTAAGTTTTCAAATCTCGGTTTTGGTTCATTAAATGTTGTATATTGGTATCTACTTTCTTTTAAAATATCGGATACAACATATCTT